CTACCTAATAGTTTAACAAAAAAATGGGTCGATATTGTTAGTCAGCGAAAGGGTACTAATAATTCTTCAATGTTATGGAAAAATTTAAGTACTCCTGAACCGTTAGAATTAAAAATTACTAATAAAACTTCTGCTGATTCAAAATTTTTAATAGATACTCTTAATAACATAGTTCAACAAATTAATGGCTATTACGATAAACCCTTACCAATACTTCAAGATTTTTCAAAAGTTGATCGAGATATTTTAAATTACTTACATGAAGAATTTGAAGAATATGGAAAAAGAAACTTAGAGTTTTTAGAGGTTGGATACGACAGACTAACTGGGAACCCTGATCAATATCCAGGAAATCAATTTAAAGAAGACTTTCATCAATTATGGTTAGATTTAAATCAATGGATTCATATTACTGAATCTGCTATAGATCAAGGAGACTTTCCTAATTTTAGTTGTCTTATACAATATTTGCCGTTCGAGGAACATGGATCAGATATTTCAGAAATAGACAAACTATTTTTAACTCCACAGTTCGACTGGGGAGGATTATATCTAGGATATAATACTCTTGGAAAAGATTATATGCACACACAGCATGATAATGACATGCGAGTTATAGTTAACGAACAAGTAAAAATTCAACAAAAAATGAGTTCAGAAGTATGGCTTAACTTTAGTGCTTCATGCACTACTAAACTTCCAGAAATGAATTTTTATAATTGGTACTCGTCCTTAGATAAAGATATACAACAAAAAATTCCTACTGACAATTTAAATGCTTTGGCATTAGGAAGATATTACATTGGACAAGTAATTATCAATGATGTGTTTTTAAAATTTCATCCAAGATTAGACGATTGGATAATTCCTAATAGTAAGATTAAAAAACAGTGGGACCTAGATGTCTTTAGTAAGATAGTTAAAGTTAAAGGAATTTCTATTAAAGATGATTGACATTTTAGAAAAATTTATTTTTGAATCAGAAAAGAATCAATGGAGACCTAAATTTCCAATTCCAGAGAATATATGGGAAAGTAACTGGCCATGGTTACCTGTAGAATTCTATGCAGACTTTAAAAAAATGCACCAAGAATGTATTATTAATGATCATCTTTTTGTAGGCCACAGACAACAAGATAAGCATCTAAGTTATAACCACGAAGGGTGGTCTGCTATTACATTGCATGGTATCAATTCTACTGCTACAGAAAATTACGAACAGTATGGATTTAAATCAATCGATGATGCTAACTATCATTGGACTGATGTTTGTGATTTATTTCCAACGTGTGTTGAATTTATTAAAAGTTTAAAGTACAATAAATGGGATCGTGTTCGTATTATGAAACTATCATCCGGCGGATACATCATGCCCCATGTTGACGGACCTGGCAGAATATTTGGTCCGTTAAACATTGCGATTAACAATCCTAATGGATGCGAGTTTTACTTTCGTAAATGGGGTAAAGTTCCATTCAAGCAAGGGGTTGGAAACTTTCTAGATATTGGGAACGAACATATTGTGTGGAATAACAGTAACGAAGATCGATATCATTTTATTGTGCATGGAGAGGCCACTAACCACATATATGACTATACCTTTAATCAGTTAAAGGAAAAACATGACAACAATTAAAATTGCATATGGTGTATACAATCAACGCGATAGAATTAAAAATGAAAATGCATATCAACGAGCCAAAGGTGCAACACTATTTTATTTAGAAAGATTAGGTAATCAGTTTCGATATCATAATATTGATCCTATAAAAATTATCTGTGCCGATGAAATACATAGTATTCTTGATCAAGCATTAGAAGAAAGATTTGATTATTGTGTAGTTGTAGCAGCAGGATGTCAAATTCGTAATTTTAATTTTCATCAAGATTTAACTAACTTTATCGAGTCAAACACGTTTGGTGTTGCAGGACACCCACTATGGAAAACTGATGGACGGTGGTTAGAATTGCATCATCAATTTTTTGTTGTTAACCTTAAAGCATGGAGAATTGTTGGAAAACCTAAATATGGTACATGGTTAGATCATGATATGCTCTTGCCAGTTATTGAACGTAGTGTGGAAAATTTTCATGACGATTACACACCATTATGGGTTAAGGCTACTGGTAAACATGCTGTACAATCATTACCTTCTCAAGGGTGGGAATTAATGGCTGCAATGTTTGATGGCGGATATGATATTATTACACTCACTGAAAAAATTCGCCTAAGTAAATTTTATACATATCCAGAGCACGAAACAGAAAAGTTTGAAAAAAGTCTAAAAGAATTAACTCCTTATGAAAATCAAAACTGGAATCAAAATAAATGGATCACTGATAGTTTGCTAGTCAAGGATCAAATATGGTTATTCAATTCAGAAAATTTAAACATTGATAACAATAGCGGGCCGTACTCGATAGCAGTTAATACTGCTAGTGGATTTAAGATATTTGATTTAATTAAAACTCCAAGGCTCTCTGAAGATGCACGTATTATCATTTACGACTTTAATGAAAAAAGTTTAGCATGGTATAAACATTTCTACACATGGAACAGTGACAATCTACTTGAATGTATCAGAACATTCCCTGACCGAGATCACTTTACCTGGATTGGACAATGGGATCCTGTCTATAACGAAAATGACGGATTTAATAAAAATCTAAAAGAAAACTTTGAGTACTTCGGCGGTGAACAACAGTTTATCAAATATTGGAATCAGTTTAGACAATTGCCAGTTGAATTCCATCAAGTTGACTTATATAAACAACCTAACAGTCTTACAAGTTTATTACACGGTCCAGGCAAAAAATGGATCAACTTGACTAACATATTTTCCACTGATGCTACACAGGCTATTTTTGGTCATGCAGAATGTATGGCTGCTCAACAAAGGCTATTAGGTATGCTATATGTTGTTGATCCAACTATTGACGTTACTATTTTTGATTTCTGGAATCGACATAAAACAGGATTAATAAGAGATTTACTATGAAAAAACTCTTATATGTGAATGGATGTAGTCATTGTTGCGGAGCTGAAATTTCATATGTTGGATCGCATCGAGAATCTAAAGATTTAGAATTATCATGGCCTGGACAACTATCTAAAAAGTATAATGTAATTCATAAAAATGATGCTTTATCTGGACAAGGAAATCAAAGCATTTATTCTAACACTTTACACTCAATTTTAGAATTGTTAAAAAAATACAAGCCTGAAGAAATTTTTGTAATTATAGGGTGGTCCGGATTTGAAAGAACAGATTATATCTATGAAGATAAACGATATATGTTTATTCCAGGATTTCAAGAAACTAAAGGGTTTGACTCTTGGCCTTCTCAAATCAAACAAGCTTTTAAGTATTGGATTCTAGGCTGTGATTTTAATAATCATCTAATGAATCAGACAGCATTGTTATATTTTTCTATGAGAATTTTTTTAGAAAAATATAACATAGATTATTATTTTATCAATACAGTTCATTCCTATTTTATGCCCACAAAAAATTTATTACATGATTTGGATAATCACAGAGTTACTAGCGATGTACTAAACATGTTAAAAGAAGATAAAAATTATTTGGAACCTTTTAATAATGATATGGCTTATTATCAGTATATGAAAGCAAGACATAACGGCCATATAGAAGGAAGAAATCATCATTTTTTAGAAGATGCTCAGTGTGAATGGGCAGATTTAATTCATGAAAAAATAGGATACAAATTTTTATGACAGAATCTTTTTGTCCTTTTCCTTGGATACACTTCTCTGCTAATACTGATAGTTCTATGAGAGTCTGTTGCAATACAGACAATGGAGGGTATATTCATAAAAATGATGGTACTAGATGGCATCTCAAGGACATTTCTAATCCTTTAGACTATTTCAATTCTGATCAATATAAGCAAATAAGAAAAGAAATGTTAAAAGGGATTAGACCAAAAATTTGCAGCAAATGTTATACACTCGAAGATCAGGGAGCATCTAGTGTTAGAAAAACATTGTTAGATGTTTATTCTTTTGATTCTATAGTACGAAACACAAATCTAGATACCGGAGAACTATCAGAACCTAATATTTTGTCCATTGACTTTAGTTGGGGAAATAAATGCAATCTTAAATGTAAAATGTGTGCCCCGTCTTCTAGTGATCAATTACTAGAAGAATTTAGACAAATGAAGCTAGTACAAAACGTAAGTTGGCATGATAATATAAATTTAAATTGGAATTTCGAAGACCATAAAGATTTGTTTGAAAAACTAGCTCCTACTATCGAAGAAGTATTAGTAACCGGCGGCGAACCCTTAGTTAATAATGAGTTCTATCAGTTCTGTTTATTCTTAGTTGAAAAGGGGTATTCGAAGAATATAAGATTAAAGTTTCACACAAACTTAACTGTAACACCAAAAAAGTTTATAGATATATGGAAAGAATTTGCAACTGTTCGCCCAAACATAAGTATTGATGCAGTTGACAAGTTGTATGAATATATTCGTTATCCTGGTAAATGGTCTATAGTTTCTCAGAATATAGAAGATCTTATTTCTATAGCAGATACTATGGATATGGTAATAGATGTACACACCGTCTTTACCACATTTAATGTTCATGGTATACCCGATTTAATTAAATATTTTTCTAAATTTAAAAGTAAAAAAATATCTGCATTTCCTTATACAATTTGGGTAACTAGTCCGTATTATGCTAATGCACAATCCCTTCCTTTAGATGTAAAATTAAAGATAGAAAAAGATTGTTTAGAAGCAATAAGATATTATGAAGATCAATTTTTAGATAACTGGTCTGGAGAAAAGATAGAGTTGCTTAAAGCTAATTTAAAATTGATGAAAGAACAACAGTTAGATACTAATAAATTTTATGAATTTGTTGATGCTCAAGATCCGTTAAGAGGAATATATAGTAGAGATATTATTCCTTGGTATGAACAATATAAAAGGTAATCATGTACGACATATTTTTATTATCATATGAAGATAATTTTAGCCAATTTAATTCTTTGGTTAAAAAATTTCCTTATATTAAAAAAGCAAACTCGCTCGAAGACGCTAGAAATAAAACATTGACTCCTATGTTTTTTGTTATTTGGGATAATATAGAGATTATTGATGATTCAATTTTTTCGATTGTCTTTTCTATTGATAACAAATACGATTTAAATGAAAATCATGTTTGGTTAAATTACTGTGGGGATGCTACAAGTTACCGGAATGGCGTTGTACTGTTTAGTATTCATAAACCTGTGTCCGATAAAGAAATACATTATAAAAGTTTAATTAATCGAAAAGAATACGATCAAGCTGTTAGTAGGCTTAGATATCCGAGGTATTACCTAAATACACATGAAGATTACTTACATGCACTAAAGGATAGTAAGCATCCAATGTTTTGGGCTATTTGGAATGAAATCACTGTTACAGATGAATCTATTTTTAATTTATATTTTGATCCGTTTAATGGAATATATGACTATGACAGAAACATGAATCATGTGTTTAAAAACAAAGATATCGAAGAAGAAAAATATAATGGTATTATGTTAATGTCTAAAAATAAATCACTTCCTAAAAGAGAAATTGATTTTAGATTCGTAGTCGATAAAAAGGAACATAACAGAGTAGTGTCTAAGTTGAAACCTTACGATATATTTTTTATAAGCTATGATGAAGTTAATGCAGATAAGAACTACAAACTTCTTTTAGATAAAAAATTAGAGAATAACATTCATCGAGTACATGGAGTTAAAGGTATACATCAAGCACATTTAGCAGCAGCTAAACTTTCTACCACTCCGATGTTTTGGGTAGTCGATGGTGATGCAGTAGTACTAGAAAGCTTTAAATTTGATCATTTAGTTCCAAGGCATGATAGATATATTGTACATGTTTGGCATAGTCAAAATCCAGTAAATGAGTTAGAATATGGGTATGGTGGTATAAAATTATTACCAAAAAAACAAACTTTAGAAATGGATCTAAACAGCGCAGATATGACAGTGAATATAAGCACAGGGTTTAGAGTTATGCCCGAAGTCAGCAATATTACTGAATTTAACGTAGATGCATTTAGTACATGGAGAAGTGCATTCAGAGAATGTGTTAAGTTAAGTAGTAAAATAATTTTAGGGCAGGTTGATGATGAAACAGAACTCCGTCTACATACATGGTGCACTAAACACTTAAACACTGCATTCTCTGATTATGCAATTTTGGGTGCAAATGCAGGAAAAGAATACGGCACAAAAAATGCCGGAAATGTTCCGGCATTATGTTTAATTAATGATTTTAGTTGGTTAAAAGTTCAGTTTGATTCGAGTGCAGAAAACATAGGAAATATTTTTGAAATAACTTCTGCGCAAGCCTTAGCTACTTCTTGATGTTCTTTCTGTGTACCGTTAGCACTGCGTAATTCAATAAAGTGAATCCAACTACGCAAAGTACCGTTCATATACAAGCGACTTACTGTATTACCTTCCGGTAAAATAGCACGAGCCTGTTCTTTAGCAATACCTTTTTCGATTGCTTCTGCGTATGTTTGCTTAACAGTTTCAATAATGAATTTCTGTTTAGCGTCCCACCAAGCAGATAGTTCGGCATCGTCTGTTGCTATACTATTTTGTCTATTTGTGGTGTCTTGG